GCCCAGTGAAGAAACACTCTTCATCTCCGCCGGGATAGTGCTACGAAAGTGGCACTAGCCCTGTCACGCTGCTAACGTGACCCAGCGACGCTTCGACTTGAAGGCGCCGCGCTTCACACTGGCATGGATATCCATCTCTGGACCCATGATAAGTGATTCTACTGCATCTGCAGTGGACCTAGAAGTGACTCTTCCAGCCTCTCCGGATTTACCAACGGGCCTCGATGGCTCGTCGATAACCCCAGACGACTGCAAAAGTTCTTGTAGATCTCTTGCAAATCGGTAGGATGCACGCTCTCCAGATCCTTGGAAACCCTCAACCACACACACTCCACGCTCCATTCGCAAGCGAATGGGACGTACGAATGCGTGAGATTTAGGATTTCGTTCGGGTCCACTGTCGCAAGAAGCTTCAGAGGATACAGAACGTCCAAGAACTCTGTTGAAACATGCTGTTGCGTCACCATCGATATCATCCTTCTTCTTAGAAGGGGTGAACACGACCCTTCTCTGCTTCCAGCACTGAAGGTCTCTTTCCCAGAGACAATCGGTGTCGAACATCAGAGAAAGGAATGCCACGCCTTGGGTTTCGACCTTAGAACGCGGTATTCGGCAACGTAACACACTTTCCAGCATATCCCGTATGAACTGGGTAGTCTTCCACAAACCTTTCAGATAGAACTGATTGGATGTGGCTACCCAGGACTGAACGGTATCTGCTGTCCATTGTCTCCGATCATCGAAAGGAAACTCTCTAGCGTACACGGGTTTTACATCGTGTCCGTTGAAGTAGTCCCCTCCACAGCTCTCCCGGAACAGTGAATGCCGGAAGGACTTGGCGACGTTAACCTTGAGGCCGTAGGCCTCTAGGTAATCGGTGACTGCGTCCGCTACATCCACAGGAACGATGATGTCGTCCCCATAGATAGCAATATCTCTGGAGAACCGTCTGATACTGCTGCTGGTTGGACGCTTACCATGATGAGAATGCATGGCCGTCTGCACAAGAGTGTAGAAGACCATCGCCTCAACAGGGAAGCACATGGCTGACCCCATTGATGCGAACTTGGACAATACCAAGTTTCTACCATCAGGAAGGGTAGCGTGTAGTGAGCGAGTATCCTCTAAGTACTCGAGAATACCCGACCTCTTGAATATCCTCTGAACGAGTGCTAAGTGCACCCTATCAGAAGCATCCTTGAGGTCAAGCGTCGCAAGACGCTTGTCAACGCTACTTTGGAGAGCGAGTCTCTGATTCACCGTTTGATCACTGAAACGTATCGAACGGGCGGTCAGGCGATGCCTTTCCAGTCTCTCGACTGTATAGGTCATCAGCCCCTGCTGTAAGTACTGCATCGCAGAGGGCTCAATGGCAATGACTCGCGGAGATGCCATAGTCTTAGGGACAAAGACTACTCGGACTCCGGGTTCGTCCCGTATATCCCAGTACCGAATCCCTTCGATTCCGGCAGACGCTCCCCATTCGCCACATGCACTTCCGTAGTTGTGGAAGGCATGGCGGGCGGCGGGGAATGTGAGCTCACTCCTAGTGTACCATTCACGGATACGATATCGCCCGTTAAGGCTATAACGATCCGCAGTGACACCAGGGCCGTGACGACAAACAATATCGTTTGAATCAATCTCAGGAAAAACCTGAGACCATAAGATTCCTGCGACGTTGTCAAGGAGATCATCCTTCCGAACAATGTTCGGAGTCAACACGCGAAGCTCCTCCTCTACTTGAAAGAACCGGTCTGCAGCAGCGGCCTCACGGTCGGTGTCGCAAGCCATCTTAGGCTTCTTCCAAAGCCTAGAGATCTGACGTATCGCATAAATTGCGTCTACATCAGGGCAATCAAGTAGTTCTCCCGTCCTAGCGAACACACGGCTGAAGAAACCTCCGAGCAATCGGGGGAGCCTTCCGTGAACCGAGAAGTTACTCGGGCACGTGAGCCGCCCTTCCTCCAGGCCTCTTTCGAGAGCATCTGAGAGGAGGGGGAGGGTGAGCGATAAAAACGCAAACCCTTCGTGTTCACAACGACGTCGAATAGTATCGACGTCGCGCTTTGCGGACAAGCCTAGGTGACTGGCTAATTCATCAACCAGCACCAGGGTGAGCATGGTCGGTCTTTTCACTATGGCCTCCGTTTCGACGTGGTCATAGAACCGTCCAGTGCTTACTCCATCGAGGACAGCTACAACCTGCGAGTCGGTTAAAACTCGCCGCCGAGAACCCGATTGTAGTTGGCCGAAGAAAGCCAACCCTTGAGGGCCTCAACGTAGTAGCCGATCTCCGTATCCGTGAACCCCACGCGGGGCTCATCGATGACAAGATAGACGCTCAATCCGATTTCCGCGTTCTTAGCGGTCAACGGATCAGCGGCAACCTTCTTGTTCGAGAGACGAATCTCTCGACGAAAGCGCGTAGCAGTTTTATTCTGCTTCGTGGTCATCGAGGTATTACCATCAGCGGACGTATACACATTCACTTCCGCACCGCTTGCGGTGCGAGGAAGCGAGGTGGCAACGGCGTTGATGGTGACGGACTGCGGATCTGCAAGCATTGGAAGCTCTTACTTTCTATCTAGAGCAGGTTACCGTTTCACAACGGGATCTTCTTACAGATCAGTCTAAAGTAGGACGAATCCGACTATAGCCCAATGCTGCAAGAATCGATAACTGGATTGCGGACAAGTCTGGGTCCTTCAATCCAGGATAGAAGGGACTTCCCCTTATCCGACGTTTTATTTCGGATTCGGTGAAGCTGTTAGAGGTGTAGACCTTCGTAGACTTCCACGGGTTATCGACTTGCATCGGTGCCCGTACTTCACGATAGAAGGTTCGACGCTCATTGGCCATGAGGTAGAAATAGTCAGCCGCAAGGCGGTCGGCTATCCCTGCATCAAGGTTACTGATAATCTCACCAACGTTCGTGAACCAGTCTACTAACCAGCTCCAAGGCACGAGATTGTATATGGTGGACGGCGTCGGTTCTAAACCGTGCAACCGTCTCATCAATACTTTAGTCAAGTGCGTTCGGTCGCTGATCTTTGGAAGCCAGTAACGAAACCGGGCAGACGCCCAAATTTCGTATTCCCTGGTATTCCAAGACACGCCGGTGGGAACTGCACTATGGAAATTCCCATTGATAATGGGAGACATAATGCCGTATGCCCTCTCAGGCACACGATCACCGACGATACGTTCGTACTCGAGCTTTATCTCTCGCCGAACGGGTCTTCCGTTATCCCTTAAAAGTTGCATGATACGCTTATGCATGGTTTGCTGAAGCTTAATCATGCCCTTCACATCGCTGAGAAGGGGTGCCCAACCGAACTGCAGTGCGACCCAGAAATTGGATACGCCCCGCAAACTTCGGTCGAACCGACCTTTAAGGAGCCTAGGCAATTCTGATAACTCGGCAATCGACACCGCGAGATCTAGGTCAGGCTTAGTGGGTTTCATCCCATTCCAAGCTCTGGGTCCATAGCTGTCAAGGTTAGACTGCCAAGTCGTCGGATCTGAAGTACCTGGATACGTCGCTGTAATGCGACCCCAGTACCTATAAGTACCGGTTCCGTAGACCAACTGCATATAATCAGAAGGTGTGCTCTTCGCATACCTCTTGATTAATTTGAAGTCTGATCCAACGTTGCCTTTACCTAGGTTATTCCAGCCAGGGTTACCTCGAGTTGTACACTCTTGGTAATGTACCTGAGTCTGGTAGTACTTCGGCCTAAAGTCGCTAGCCGGTATACCTTCATGACCAAGAAGAGTCGTGATGGGCCGGTTAATGACTTTTAGCATAACGGATTCTACCTTCCCTTCTAGGAGTACAGCAAGCTGCAGCCGCAAAGCGACGCGGGGGCCGAGAGGCCCC